CAGCGTGTCCAAGGCCCTCCGTACAGCCCTCCGAAAACAGGTCTGCGAGGTGCTGTTCATCCCCGACCTGTTGCAATATCGGGTGTACCTCGACCCCGGCATACCACCGGAGAGTATCGCAGTTGAGGTAAAAGACGCGCTGAAATACGGGATGCTCTGCTGGTGGTACGGCGGGCGGGACATTCCGCTGTTCCAACTTTACCGCTCCTTATACGAAACCACAGTAGAAAGGCTGCGCGACCAGATACGCAGTACCCATACCGAAAGACCTTACCGCATATTATGATTACGCGCGAAAACAAACTCTTCCGGCTGTCATGGCTCAAATCCAACCTTTTCCGTGCTACGAGTACGGAGACGGCCTACAACGCCCGCATGTTAGAAAACGAGACAGGGCTAGATATGTTCGACCGATACGCCATGACGATCGACGAGCGCCCCTTCTTCGACGAGCACATCGCGCAAGCGTTGCTCGCCCTGTTGCATCATTTCCGACGCATTGTACCGGACTGCCAGCCGATAACGACCGAGGGCGACGCATGCGGCCTTACGTTCGCAGCCCGCGTAAGCCGCGACGAAGATGAATTTTACAGCCACGCAGAGCTGCAAGGCGTCGAACGGAGCGCCACCGAAATATTGCGCTACTATATACTCGCCGAATGGTATTTGTCGATTCGCGCCAATGATCTGTGGACTGCCTATACACAAAAACTCACCGCAGCCGTCGCCACGCTGTCGTCCTACCTGTTCCGGTTTTACCGTCCCGTATTACGACGCGCCCATCGGGTATCTCCGAGCCCCGAAGAATATTCGCAGCACGGAGAAATACAAATCATTGACGCAGGTTTGGTTTGACCAATGGAAAAACGACTTATACATGGTTCATTATTCAGCGGCATAGGAGGGTTTGATTTAGCCGCAGAATGGGCAGGAATGGTAAATGCCTTCAACTGCGAAATCGACCCGTTCTGCCGTCGTGTATTAAAGTATCATTTCCCAAATGCGGAGCAATATGAAGACATTCAAAAAGCGGATTTCAGTAAGTGGACAGATCGCATCGACGTCCTTACCGGTGGATTCCCCTGTCAGCCGTTCTCGCTCGCAGGAAAACGCAAAGGGACAGAAGACGACCGCTATCTATGGCCCGCAATGCTCGACATTATTCGAATTGTTCGACCCCGCTGGATCGTGGCAGAGAACGTTCTCGGAATTGTTAATTGGTCGAAAGGATTGGTATTCGACACGGTGTGCTCTGACTTGGAAACGAACGGCTACGAAATACAACCGTTCATTATTCCGGCTTGCGGTGTCGGTGCTCCCCACCGCAGAGACCGAATATGGTTTATTGCCCACCGTACAGACACAAGGCTTGAAGCATTGCGAGAACGGTCGAACGAAGTTCATGCAAACAGACTTGCTTCCGACTCCCCATGCCTCGGACGCATCACGCGGAGGTCAAAAAGTAACCGGACTATACAAGAGGAAAAAATCGGGTCTAACATATATGTCCCTATTGAACGATCTGGCAGTAAGCGGACTTTTACCAACCCCAACAGCGAACGATGCTGTCAATTCGTCGATTCCACCTTCGCAAATCGACAGGGGCAGTCTTGTCGGAACTCTTATGCGGGGGATGCTTCCGACACCAAAGGCAAACGATTTCCGGAGCGGAATGGCCAACCGAGTAGGGACGGTTCATACTCAACAGCTCAACGACACAATTGCATACCGGACTGGAAAAACTTCCCGGCTCAATCCCCTGTTTGTGGAAGAAATGATGGGCTTTCCGACTTGTTGGATCCTGCTGCCGTTTTTGCAAAATCCGTCATTGACCGACACCGAAACCCCGTTCCCAGATGGCGCATAGAAGCTATTAAATGCTACGGCAATGCTATCGTCCCGCAGGTAGCTTATCGAGTACTGCATACGATCCGAAACTATATAAATGCTCAACTACAATAATATATGCAACTAAATATTATCCACAATACGGACGCTTTGAACGGACTGAAATTGCTTCCCAATGAATCGGTGGACTGCATCGTTACGTCGCCTCCCTATTGGCAGATGCGGGACTACGGCATCGGCGGAATCGAGTGGCCGGACGGTTGGTTCGGACAGTTGGGTTTGGAACCTACACGCGATAGTTACATAGCGCATTTGTGCCATATCTTCGACGAGTGCCGTCGAGTATTGAAATCCTCCGGTTCATTGTGGGTAAATTTGGGAGACACATACAGCAATCCGCCTAAATACAACCGACCGCAAAAGATCGAATGGCACGAACATTCAAAAAACAATTCATGCCTAAATAATCAACAGGTCGATACGGCACGCCTTCGTATCCTCCGTAAATCATTGTGCAATATTCCGAATAAGTTTGCCGATGAAATGATCTTCCGCGAGTGGATTCTGCGCAATGAAATCATTTGGCATAAACCGGCCTGCATACCGTCAAGCGTCCACGACCGCTTTACGGTAGATTTTGAAAAGATATTTTTCTTTACCAAAAACTGCCGTTATTACTTTCAACAGCAATTCGAACCTTATGCCCCTGCAACGTTCATCCGTTATCAGAGGCCCCATAATCTGAGTGGAAAAGGAATAGAATACCGGAGAATCAGCGGACGGCCCAAAGGGAAAATCGACATAAATCCTCACGGACGGAATATGCGGTGTGTATGGCGCATCCCGTATGAACCGAGTAAAGAGGCGCATTATGCCATGTATCCAATGCGATTGGTCGAAATTCCAATTAAAGCCGGATGTCCCGAAAGCGGAATCGTCCTCGACCCTTTCATGGGTAGCGGCACGACGGCCGTCGTAGCACGACGATTAGGAAGAAAATACATCGGATTCGAGCTGAATCCCGACTACATCGACATTTGCCGGAAACGGCTGAAACAAGGCAATTTATTTTCATAAAACCACATCAAATGGAAAATCACGAAATTTTGCGATACATCGTCGATCTGACCGGTATAGAAAGCCGTGCATTTCATCGGGCACTCCTGCTCGAAGCAGTCGTTTGGTGTGCGATGATCGGCGCCGTGATAATCGACTTTACGACCGGCATCCGTAAAGCAAAAGTATTGAAAATACCCAGAGACAGTCATGGTTTCAGACGTTCGTTCTCGAAATTCGGCGACTACGGGAAAGTAACGGGAATGCTCATGTTATTCGACCTGCTGGCTATTCTGTTCGGCATCTATTCGCTTCCGTATGCCTCCGGCGTGGCGGCCGTGGGTGTCGTCTATACCGAGTATCGTTCCGTCCGCGAAAATCTCAAAGCGATAAAATCCTCGGCGGTGGAGATGACAACTATCGTAGAGTTGTTGGCCAAAGCCAAAGACCCTAAAAAGATAACCGAACTATTGCTCCAATACAATGAGGTGAAAAATAACGCCAGCCGGCAACAACCTAAAAATAACGATACGAAATGAAAATCTTGATCGACAACGGGCATGGCCGCGCCACGGCCGGAAAACGCTCTCCCGTATGGCCCGACGGGAAACAACTCTTCGAATACGAATTTAACAGGGACATCGCCCGACGAGTGCATGAGGCGCTGACCGCACGCGGGGCCGACAGCGTGCCGGTCGTTCCCGAAATCGACGATATTCCGCTGGCGGAACGCACCCGCCGTGTGAACGAGATCGCCGCACAGGTCGGCCCGGAAAATTGTCTGCTCGTCTCGATTCATGCCAACGCCGGAGGCGGCACGGGATGGGAAGCGTGGACATCCGTCGGAGAAACGGAAGCGGATAACTATGCGACGATCTTTTACGAAGAAGCCGCCCGTGCATTTCCCGAACAGAGGATGCGTATGGACACGACGGACGGCGACCCGGACAAAGAGGCGCATTTTTATCTGCTCCGACATACGACCTGCCCGGCCATTATCACCGAGAATTTCTTTATGGACACGGAGGCCGATTGCCGGCTAATTCTCTCGGAGGAGGGCCGCAAACATGTAGCCGATATGCACGTTTCGGCGCTGCTTCGCTGTATCGAATATCACCGAAACAAATAACCTGTCACTATGAAAATCTATTACGATTCCAAACTCGCAAAGAGCCTGTTGTTCGGCTCGTTCAAAACCTGCATGTTCTTCGGCGTCGTGCTGACCGAGTACACCGCATTGTCTGAAAAAGTGAAACGGCATGAGGGGATTCATGTGCGGCAATATTGGGAATGTCTCGCCGCCAGCGTCGTATTGTGGTTTCTTCTCCATGTAGGATCCGCGTTGCTGGGCGGCCATGTATCCGCATGGTGGCTGTTGTTCGTGCCGACGACCTTCTACCTGTTGTATGGGGTCGAATGGCTGATTTCTTACGTCTATCACATTCTCCGAGGCGATGCACGCGACCGATGGAACGACGCAGCCTACCACGCTTCCGCCTTTGAGATGGAGGCATACGCGCACGAAGCCGAGGCCGATTACCTGTCCTCGCGCCGTTGGTTCGCGTTCGTCAAATATTACGGAAAACTCTGATACATCATGAAACGCGCCTTACTCATAGCCTCGCTCTGCATGGTAAGTTGTTCACCCAGCAGGGTATTGGTGCAAAGCCGCCAGACCGATAGCGTGCGGATAGACGAGAAAATCCGGATTCGAACGCAAATAAAATATGTTCCGGTCATCGTACATATTCCCGATCAGCAAACGAGCGTAATAGCCGAGCCATCCGATACATCGCACCTCGAAACGAAATATGCCGCCTCCGATGCCTTCATACGTCCCGACGGAAAATTATATCACGACTTACGGAATAAGCCGCAAGAGAAGTCCGAAATCGTCCCCGTCGAGATTACGGACACAACGGCGACGAGTACGATCGTCCGGCAGGAACAAGAGCGGATCGAAGTAC